CTATTGCGGCCCCATTCTCTTACCTCATATAGATAAGATTTGGTCTTTTTTCTTCCTACTTTTGGTGGTTTAAGAAACTTAGCAGGCTTCACTTCAATAATTCTAGTCTCTATCAATTGACCTTTTTTCACCTTCACTAAAAAGTCAGGATAGTATCTGTGTATTTTATTGTCCCAGGGAGACACATAAGGTATAACAACTTCTTCGCTAGACCATTCTATAACATTCTCATTACGGTCAAAATAGACCATACATTGCCGTTCCCACATAGATCGGTAGATAATGTTTCGTGGGTTGCCTTTATACTTACCAGGCTCAATAGGTACAAATTTGCCTTTATAAGGTTTGCGCCGTGAGTATTTCTTATTATCCATATAAATACTTATACAAGTTAGAGGAATTAAATATGGCAGCACAACAAAGAGGACCACATTCAGTAGTAGATATGAATGTTGTGGTTCATCCACCCGATCTAGGACTTAGTAGCCAGAATGGCAACTACATGATGTTTCAAACTTGGACTATGAAAGGTGGTGTAGGTTCAGCTACAAGTGATATGACATTCGAGGGGCCACATGGACCATTCATATGTCTGCCTATTCCTAGTGGTGTAGGTGCTACATACGACCAGGGTTGGGAACAAGAGGAGTCCGGTTGGTTGCAAAGCCTTGCCCAACAGGGTGTGGCAGTAGCTACTGGTTCAAAAACCGCAGGACAAGCAGGCGCTGATGTCGCTGCTACAGGATCTTCAACTGCTGCAAGTATGGGTGCTGTGGTTGGGACTTTGGGTAAGTTGGTAGGATTAGATAAAAGGGCCCAGCAATCAGGCGGTACTGCATCTTTCAGCAATACTTATGTTACTTACTCAGGGCCCGGATTCAGAGACTTTAATTTTACCTTTAGTTTAAAACCTCTAGATCAAGCGGAATCAGCTAATATTAAAAATATTGTAGACTTTTTTAAAATAAATGCCGCACCCATACAGGAAGCAGGACAACTCAATAGAATATACACTATGCCTAGATTTTTTTCTATGTCGTATCATAATAAAAATAAACCTATGGAACACTTGAATAAAATTGGTAAGTGTGCTTTAACAAGTATAGGTGTTGTTTATGGTGGTGATAGATTTGCCGTATTTCATGAAAATTCAGCACCAGTACGAGTAGATTTAACACTACAATTCAAGGAAGTACAACTACTCTCCCAAGCAGATATGATTAGTGGATATTAATTATGTATTTTCTTAACTTTCCTACAATCGCATATGACGCCACTGGTAATAAAACATATCAGACAGTATCCGATATACTAATTAGAATTGTTGCCAAAGCTGAAGTAAAAACTAGAGATACTTTATTCACAAAATATATAATAAAGGAAAATGAAACTCCTGAAAGTGTTGCATTTGACTATTATAGAAGCGCACAATTTCATTGGGTAATATTAATGTTAAATCAATATTATGATCGTTACTATGACTGGCCGATGACCCAACGCAATCTACAAGCGTATGTGTTAAGTAAATACTCTGATGCTAATGGTATACATCATTATGAAATATCTCAAAAGTCAGGAAACACCAATACTAAAATAAAGGTAGAGTTAGCTGAAGAGCCTGGTGCAACACCTATTACTAACTTTCTATATGAAGCTGATTTAAATGAAAATAGAAAAGAAATAAGACTATTAAATTCACAATATATTACAATATTTTCTAATGAGTTTAAAAACTTAACTCGTCATGGCAATTGATATTATACAAGGTTTAACGGATATTGGGTTGGGCGGAGTTCCCAATAGTCCTAGCCCCGGGGCCTTTGATATCCGTAAATGTGAGATTCAACACGGAGATGATGCCATTTATGACATTACTCCGTTAGTTGCGGAAATACATTTTTTTGAAGATATAGAACAACTTGGTATCACAGGTTGGTTAAAAATTAGAGACAGTATTAATCTTATTCGTAATGGTCTAATAATTGGTGAAGAACTACTGTGGTTAGATTTTGAAACGGCTGGTGCGACTGAGGCAGGTCATCCAGAATGGCAAATCCATGGTGATCCTCTATACATTCATAAAATTGAAGCTATAGAATCTCCTATAGGAAATCAAGGCAATACCACACAGTCCTGGTTAGAATACCGATTACATTTCTGCTCTACTGAAATGATAACAAATGATAGAATGAGAATATCAAAAACAGTTCAAGGAACTATTGGTAGCGTTAAAGGTGGTGGTGGTCACGATGGTATTGTCTATGATATAATAAGAAATGACCTGGGAGTTAATAAGTATATCTATTGTGCAAATACATATGGTATAAGACACTTCGTTACGCCTAATATGCACCCATTCGATTTAATTACATTCTTGGTAAACTCTGCACATTCGTTTACAGGCAAAAATATTGAAAGTCCACAGCCAGGTAAATCTTCAAATATGTTTAAAAATCAGCACGCTGATATGGTCATATATGAAACTGCACAGCGAGAAAAGCCTGAAGATGGTGGTTGGTTTTTTGTGCCACTACAAAGAGAAGAAACAGGTGCATCTACTTTACAAATTACTCTTAACAATTCTATGACTACTTCTGGTGGAGACAGCTTTGCGCCAACTGCAGCTGCCGGGCAATTAAGAGGTTATCCAGCTGCAATGCTAAGAAGTAAAAGTTTTGAATATATTATTACTGGTGATAAGTGGAAAACAATTCGTTCTGGATGTTGGGGGGCAACTCAAATCAGACATAATAGTGTCTCTAAATCTTTTGATAGATACACATCCGATTATCTAAAACAATTGAGAAAAGACACATATTCCCACGCATCAGAAACTCCAGTATTTTTCGACAGTGGCTCTGGAACTAAATTGATATCAGAATGGCCTAATGCAAATGTAGGATACTATAGTTTTAGTAAAGGTGATATGACTAGCATCAATAAAAGCACTTGGCGAGCAGATACACCATATGACGTAGGTGAACCTGATCATGGCATAATGAGAAAAATGCAAATGAGTCATATGTTAGGTTATGAAAGAATACAATGTGAAATGTGGGGTAACTCAGCATTACAAATTGGTAGAAATGCTATTACAGAATTTCCTCAAATTGGGGCGGCTTCTGGTAACCCAAGGGACACAGGTATTACAGATTCATGGGACAGATACGGTGAAGATAGAAATAATAATCTGTGGATGATTACAAAAGTAGCACATCATATCATTCGTACTGGTAACGATCCTATCTATACTACTACTGTGGAATTAGCCAATACCATGCGAGCCACAACAAAGAAGCTTCCGATATATGGATCTTTAGTTGGTTCTTCTAAAGTACCAGCTGCACTACCAAAAGGGGAAAGTGAATTTATTTGGACATAAAAAAAGGGAGCCCCGAAGGACTCCCCATATCGTAGTTGCCTTACGATTAACCGTCATCTGCCAACTTGGCAAAATAATCTAAAGTCTCATCATCATCGGTTGTTTCAGGAACCGGAGTAATGACTTCAACTTTCTTCTTGGGAGTAAATGTCTCAACAGTACCCTTAACTGATGTACCAGTAAGAACTTTGTTGAGCTTTTCCTTCAGTTCATCATAAGTCTTGAAAGTCTTTGGATCAACAAATTCTTGTAGACTATGTAACTTCTCATTATATAATGTTTCAAGGCGAGTATCATCACCTTCAAGCAGTTCTGAAGGATTATCAAACTCAGACTTATCGTAATTCCAATAACCATCGACCTTACGGATCTTGAGTTTAAAGTTAGCACCCTTCCACATATCAAATGGATTCAAGGGAGTTTCATCATCAAACGCAGGGTTCATAGCTTCAGTAATCTTATCAAAGATTTTCTTACCGAAACGATACAACCTTACTGTACCATCATTCTCAGGGTGCTTTGGGTCACTCACAACTAGGATGTTGGAGTAATATTTAAGAATTCGCTTCTGCTTCCTGGCAATCTCCTTATCTGATTCTGCACCACTGTTCCAAAGTTCAGTGTTGTATTCAGATACTGGATCATTCTTACCAATCGTGGTCAGTGAATTCTCGATATACCAACCACCAGGACCGTTGAACGCATGATTCCAAAGTCGAACCCAAGGAAGATCCTCACCAGCTGGTTGCGGCAGAAAACGAATTACTGCGAAACCATTGCCGGTCTTATCCAGATCGGGTTTCCAAAAACGGTTATCTTCAAAAGAATTGCCGGAGGCGGGACTGTTTAACTTTGAGAGTTCAGTCTGTAATTTTTCAAAAGAGCCAGACTTGCTCTTTAGGTCTGCAAAAGACATATATTGTATCTCCTATATATTATCGTATTTACTATCAATCGCTGTATAATCGCAATCAATACTATTTATTATATCACGGTTCTTAACTAATGTCAAGAGTTTTATGCCACATAATCATCTTTTCCTTGACGATTATCTCTTATGGGTTGAATGACTATCTCATCATTCTTACCACCTTTACTCCAAGGATACTTATGTCCTCTATCAAAATGTTTCGATGATAGTTTTGAGACAGGAACCTTTCGGCCTCTAGAATCAAGAGGATTATCTACATAAGCTTCTTCCAGAGTTTTCATTCTAGAACGATCAACTTCTACAACATAACGAGAGTTAAATAAATCATCTTTCATTTGTTGACAAGCCTTTAATTTCTTAGCGTTTGTCAATACATTAAAAAGAATAGACAATCTACCAAACAAATCGCTCTGTTTCTTCTCTGAATTAAAATATACATAAGACCCTGGGTTTTTGTTTTTAGTTGTAGTGCCATCCGCTTGCTTAGTATAAAGATGTAATGGTAATTCACCAAATTTTTCTGGATCCTTCATCAATGCTTTATTAACTATCTCGTATACCTTAGCGAAACCTTCACCACCATTTACTCTCCAACTAGGAATAGTAATAGTAGAAAACTCCTTAGGATAGTCTAAGGCATAGCGTAGCATTACATAATTACGCAACTCAACATTTGAAATTAGAGGGCCGTCTTTATATACCTTACCAAATTCAGTTAAGTATGTTTTAAGAGCTTTAAGATACTTATTCTTAATGTCTTTACCTCTAAAATAAGATTCAAATTCCTTAGGCTTAGTGAATTGAGTTTTTGTTTCCATCCACACCAAACACTCAGCCACAAACAAATCATGACCATTGATATCATAGGAATATGGTTTATTTGTAATTCTACCTAATGCGGCCAGACAATATTGGTCACCTTTAATATCACTACCAGATGCAATCTCTGAAATTTGTTGACGAAATTTTGTATACCAGTTTACTTGTAAAAGTTTCTGCCAACTATCCCAGGCTATACCTTCATTCTTCCAAATAAGTGATTGTGAAAATTGATCTACATCTCCTTGAAGTGCAATAACAACAGGTATCTCAATAGCGCTTAAATAATCTTGAACATCTCTCGGCAAATCTTTAAAATACTTACCGGCTAAACTAACTTTCTTGCCATTAGAATGCTCAATGTCAAGCTTATCTTTACCAAAAACAAGCTTGTTACTAAAGTAAGGAATAAGAGATTCATTTAAGCGATTTTGACCATCAATAATAAAATATTGAACACCACTTGACATACACTCTTGAACATACTTCAAAACTCCGGCCCAAGATTTCTTCTCATCCTTATCTGTGGTATTTTCTATATTCAGTTTAATAGAATTTATAAGAAGTGAAGCAGGAACTAATACAAAAGAATCTAACAAATTAGAACCCATTATAATAGAACGCAAATAGGCTTTTGCTCTATATTGTTTCTCACCGTTGACTGTTTTATTCCACTCAATCTTTTGAGCAAGTCTCTGTAGAAAATCGTGAGCTGAATTAATTTTAGATTCTGTCCCATCGAACCCTGGCGTTCCAAATTGAACCAAAGTGCCTAAATTAAGAATTTGAATCTCATACTGCATACCACCAACAACTTTAAATTTATTAGATGTCATAATAATACATCCTCATGTGTAGGGTGTAAGCATTACCAAATCACCCCGTAAATTAAACTACTTTTTTTGAACTTTTTACTTTAAGTCGGCTAGTTCCATCCGACTATCTATTAAGCTATCACAAACTAACTAGTCTGTCAAGCTTTTTTCAATCTTTTTTTAGTTCGGCTTCGATTAAAGCCTTAATGAATTGTTGGGGGGATATTTCGTGTTGAACAGCCGCAATGATAAATTCAGCCATCTGTATTTCTTTTTCTACCCAATATTTTTTTCTTTTTAATTCTTCCAATCGGACTTCATAGTCATCCAGTTCTCTTTGCTTACGAACCTTCTGTTCTATAATATCAGTTATGGAAATAATATTAGTATCAGACATACTAATACTTATATTGGAACTAGGGGAGGATGCACCCTCCCCGTAGATCCTTTAGCCAATCTTACTAGTCCTTCTTGGTGAAGATCCAATAAATGACGCCTAGGGCTACAAGTCCAACTAGTCCTTGGCTGCCTAGTGATGCCACTAGGCCGGTTATATTCCCAATGACATCAACGGGAAGAAAGATCATATCTGATCCGAAAAGTACTTGAAGTACTACTGCTAGAGCGATAAGACTTACGGCAACTTCCGAAATCTTATTAATCCAGCCCTTTACACTTGCTATTACATCAGCCATATAAACCTCCTTGGTTTTTTAAGTGTTAATCCTTTCATACATTTCATCTTGTGTAATGTACTCAAGGTTAGGAATATCAATCCATTCCTCAATTACAGCATTAACCCTATCATTAATATCGTTTGATATTGGTTTAGGATTAACCTTGTAATACTTTATATCCGGAAACTTTTCAAAAATCATCCGGTGTTGTTCTATCCAATTATCTGGTGGGATAGGTTGTCCGTCAGAACCTATGTAACATTCAGTTCCTTTAAATATATTGTTTGGTTTGTCTGTGTTGGAATATAAATCCATACCTAATAGATATACCTCTTCCGTATCTGGATTCATAGATGCAAATACATTACATAAAGCACCAGAACAAAAACCATAATCTGAACCTCCAGGCAATGATTCTGTCTTTAATACTTTATCTTCAGGAGCTACCCAGGTTGCCCAAAGGCCTGCTCTTTTATCTGCAAATATTATATCTACTGTATCTAAATTTACTTCTATGCCTTCATTGTGGCAAGCGGTTAAATAATCTTCTCGGAGTTTTCTCAACTGGTCTAAATCTTGACCACCTATTGCAAACTCATTCCAACCTTCAACCCGTGGACTAACATGGATGTAGGACTTTAAATCACTTTGGTCCTTATGGGATATGTGAGACGGAACTACTATATTTTCGTATGCCTCTCCTGGCAATCTGTTCCAATCTCTAAAATATACAACATTCTTAAAAGCATAACCTGAGCGGTATATCTCATGGCTCATCTCTATATCGACACACACCAAAAAATCTGGTGCCCAATCACGATACAAAGCATTGCATCCCCAGATGGTTGCATACTGCCTTAATCCATCTAAATCAATTCCGAGACGGGATTCACCATTCCCGAGACATATCACCCTACTCATTTTAATATGCTTTAGTTATTTAGTCTTTTTCGTTCTTTGACGGGGACGGTTTATACCATCCATCACCCTTTAACACAAAATTAGCAGCAGTTATTTGACGCCTAATATGACCACTACATTCAGGACAAAATTCTAAAGGGAGATCAGACATCCTCTGAAGAACATCCAACACCTCATGGCCGCACACTTCACAAACGTAATCATATATTGGCATAAAACAATGACTCCCATGACACAGGAAATTTCTCCTTGGCTAAATCATATAGTTCCCAAGCAACATTTCTAGTTTCTTCTTGTGTATCACCTTTACATCTTAACTTACATACTCTAGAAAATGCATACAATGAACCAGTCCAATACCATTCTGTATAGGTGTTCTGTGGTAGTACCATACGAGCTTGTTCTGGTGCAATACCAGCATCCAACATTTTCTTATAAGTTTCTACAGCCAAATCACATGATGCACTAACCGCAGCACCAACTCTCACCTCACGATCTAACCATTCTATTGTCTCATCACCAGACCCTTGTTTCTTATCTACTGGTTTACTTCTCCATATCTCTGGGTCCCAATATTCTGGCTCATCTTCCACATACCGGCGTGACACTTCATTCCATACCAAACCTACCTGATGCTTGACTAACTGCCGTGCAACAAAAATGGGTGCCTTAATGTGAAATGATAATGTTGCATGACCAAAAGGAGTCCAATGACCATGCTTGGCAAGATACTGAATAAGCTTCTTATCTCTATCGGCGAGCTCATAGATGCCTTGCCCAGGGATGTGTTTTGCCCACTGCGACTTCTTTGCAAAACTAACCCGAGCGGCATTAACTACGCTAAGGTCATCCCCCATAAAATCTATTAGACTAACATCCATATCTATATAAAAACGAGCCGAGGATGCCAACCCCCTGTCAATAGCGGACGAGCCCTGTATTTAATCCATCAATAGTCTCTACAATATGTTTCATCACTCTATAGGGATCAGCATTTGCAGAAGGACGGCGATCTTCTAGATAACCATTCCAGTTATTGTCTACTGTAGTAATAGGAATACGAATACTAGCACCCCGATCACTAACCCCATAACTAAATTTTTTAATAGATTGTGTCTCATGTTTTCCTGTCAACCTCTGATCATTATCTGCACCATACTCTTTGATGGCTTCTTTATGTTTTGATCCTAGAAGTTTGCAACACGCTTCAAAATATGATTGCGAACCTAAATCTCTCATCTGTGCATTAGAAAAGTTTGTATGCATACCGGAACCATTCCAATCACCTTTCTGTGGTTTAGGACTAAAGTCAATAGAGACTCCATGCTTCTCTGCAATCTTCATTAGAATATAACGAGACATCCACATATCATCCCCGGCACTTACACCAGACCCTAATACCTGATACTCCCACTGACCTAATGCAACTTCAGCATTAGTACCAGTGATACCTATATTAGCGTTCATACACGCCTCTGTATGACGGTCTACGATCTCTCGGCCGATAACGTTATCAGCACCAACGCCACAGTAGAAATCCCCCTGTGCCCGAGGCTTGCCCTTCTCAGGCCATCCTAGCGGGCGTCCATCTTTATACATAAAATACTCTTGCTCAAAACCAAACCACCACTCACTACTAATCAATTCTAAACAATGGGTTCGTGTATTACTGGGATGTGGTTCGTGATCAGCACTCAATACCTCACACATCACATAAGTGCCACCAAGGCCATCTCCTGTGCGAGTTGCATCTGCACGGATACGATCAATGGTATGATACTCACCTACAGGATTTAAAATACAATCTGACTTATCACCTGTAGCCTGTTGTGTTGATGATCCGTCAAATGACCATAAACCAACTACATCATCAATTTTAACTTTACTTCTTAGTGATGGTGTTGGTTTATAACCATCTAACCAAACATACTCTAACTTTTCCATATTACGTTCCTACCTTTTTTAAATATTCCCAATATTCAGTTCCTTCCGGATCAGCATCTTGTTTAATTTCTTTATACCACAGCCAGACACCATCGCCATTCTCAGCCAACCAGCCTTGCATACTATCATACTGCATAACCTTAACAGCAACTTTCTTATCTGTTCCTGTATTCTTTAAAACTATTTGATGACCCCTACGATATACCATACCTGAGGCTCCTCTCACTTGAATGTTCATAAAAAGGCTTAGTGTTGTGTTTCTTCTTCTCTCGTTCTAGCCAACTCACCCTTCCAATTACGACTACGATACTTCTTCTGATTGTATTTGGAAGCTAACTCATCAGATAACTCTTGGAGTTTTTTCAGACAAACATCATTTGCCCACCGCTGAAGTTCTGCATTATCGAACTCCAATTTATGAACACGGCCTTCTGCCTGTTCTAGTTTATAGGATAGATGTGCAATCCTACGCTTCGCCTCATCAATATAAGACTCTTTTGGTGCAGCTGTATCTGTCATTAGAAACACTCCTGTACTTTGTTTAATGTTATCATTCTATACTTTTTTGCGGATACTTGCATAAACGGTTCATACTTGCCTATTAATTTACTTACCTTTGGCCAAATAAATTTCTCAGTTATATCTTTATCAAATACTTCTCTATACTGCAAAACCTTTTCAAGAATAACTAAAGTTTCTAAATTTATTTTCTTACCTAGATATGCCTTAATAAGTTTAGGATGATTCCCGTCTGTACATTTAAATAGTATATCAAAATTATCAGAAGATGTCAATAGTTTTTCAAGATCATTTTCATAAAAATATTGTAGGCTCTGAACTATCTTTTTGTGTGCCATCCAATTCTTCTGGTCAAAGTCTCCAATCCATTCTTTACCACGAATAAAATTGGCTAAATAAAAATCTAGTATTTGAGGATCAGATAGTTTTCTTGATAAACGTACAAACTTAAATTTGTCTTTTCGTTTTTCAAAAGATTCTAAAGTAGCACTAACCTTACCTTTATATTTGTGAAAATCATACTCACTGCTGAAATGCAACTTCAGAGCTAAATAATTTTGATAGCATTCATAGTCTGTCATCAAACTCAAAACAACGAACTCGTTTTGGGTAGATAGTTTAATTCTTCTGCATTGTATTGGATCTTTTCTCTCATACTTTTATCAATCCATTTGATGATAGTATGAGCCTCAAGATCGTTTTGTTCACAGTAATGCATCACTGCTTCAAAATGTGTTAATCGTTTCTCGCGGACTAGGTCCTCTATGATTATAGAGAACCTTTTGGGTGTTATTTTTGTTGGTGTTTTTGTAGGTGTCATA